TCCACTCCAAACTGAAGTAGTAGTTAATCCTTGAAAATCATAAGCAACGTCAGAAGTATCAACCACATTAAATGTAGTTTTAAAATCTGCTCCCGTATAAAGTGCTAAATTAGCAGCATAGGGAACTCCTGCATTTGGATCAAATGTCAGATTTTTACTTGCCATTGACTAATTCCTTAAGTAGAGATTTAATTTCACCAAGTTCACCTTTTAAATCAGCAAGATCTTCTTCCATAGTGTCAACCCTTTCATTTTTTGATTTTTTTGCATTTCTTGATGCAACATAATGTTGATAATCTATAGAATTCACATTCACTATGGCACTTGTTTTACGATCTCTTGCAAGATCGACATGTCCTTCTATGTTAAATTTTTCCATATTAAGCTAGTGCCATAACTCTCAAATCTTTGATTCTAGGAACAAACACTTGATCATTACTTGTCAATAATAATTTAACCCTATAATATCTAAAAGCAGGTAAAGTATCAGCAGTAAATGAATATTCATTAAATATTGCACTACCCAAATATTGATAGTCGTTAACTTTTGGAACAAACTTATCAGATTGTCCATCACTATCTTGAGGATTAACAACTTGCCCTCTACTATTTAAATTATTAAATCCAGGGAAAGGTGTAAAGATTGGTTCAAATGCTTCCTTATCACTAATTGCATAGAATGCTCTCACATTAGCATCAACATGAATATGTCCTGCCAACAATACTTTTATAGAAGTAGCAGGATTTTCCAATCTTATTTCTTTACTGATATACTGACATGCAGTAGGATCATCAAAAACACTCTTCACTCTATCATCTGTAGCATAATTGGTAATTATATTGTCAACTCTATTTGAAGTAGTAATAACACTAACTCTTTGAGTATCTATTACAGGACTTAACCTAGTATCAACTGTACCAAGACTTAATCTCATTTGGAAAGATTTATTTCCTACAATATTATCCAATTTTTCATCTTCATTTAGTTTAGAATAAATTGCTCTAGGACTACTGAGGTAATTAGTTTCACCAACAGTAACAGATTCAAATCCCTTATCAATATATGGGATATCCTGATCTCCAATTCCTGATGCAGAAGTAGTTCTTATTTCAGCACCAATTGTAGTTCCTGTAACTGTTGTATTATGTGCAACTGGAACAATAGCTTCAAAAGGCATATTTTGAGTTGCCTTTATATTATATCCACCTGCAGATTTACTTTTGTTAGCATATAATTTAGGGAATCCAACATCAGTGCTTCTATCAGTAGTATCATTAGATGAAATACCATCTATATTATTTTCACCTGAAGTATCAATTTTGATATTGTAAGAATCAAATCTAATTGATCCAGAAGTTTCTGTAGAAGTTGAAGTAGATAAACCATGTGTTCGATTTATTCTTACCAAAGAAACCCCACCAAGTTCATATTTATGAACAGGTGTTCCAGCAGGATAATCAATCTGATCAAGTCCTCTAGAATCTATTGTAAGAACATTACCAGTAACAGCAGTATATCTAATAACCTCATCCTCAATTTTAACTAATCCTTTATTAGTTGTCCCAACTCCAACATTTTCAAAATTGGTAAAGGCACTTGCATCATCAACACTAAATGTATTTTCATTACCAACATTTAATGCAATACTTAATTTAGTAGGTTTAATATCAGATGCAACATCTGAAATTTTAACTATATTATCAGTAGAATACATTCCATGATTCTTATGATTTACCTTAATATGCAAACCATCCTGTTCAACATCAATTGCATTTATGGTAACATTACCACCATGACTAAAGTTTAATTCTGTAGTTACACCAGCACTATTGGTATACCTCATCGTCTTACCAACACCAGTAGCAAAATTACCTTGAACATTATCCAAAATAATTTCATTTGTCATTCCAATACCAGCAACAGTAAATCTAGCATCTCTACCAACAGTTCCACTACCACCAGTAGACAAACCAATAGTAGTAATTCCTATAACATCACCTACTTGATAACCAGATCCACCAGAAGTAATAGTAGCAGCAGCTGCAACTCCATTTTCAATATAAACATTAGCGACTGCTCCTCTTCCATGTCCAGTAACAGTAACTAAATTTACGCTACTAAATGATTTATTTCCATCTAATGGAGTGTAACCAATACCAACATTACTTATGCTCAATGTTCCTGTGGCTGATCCACCAGCACCTACAAGATTACCTGTAGCATTTGTTCCATCCTGTGAGAAAGTATTACCATCTGCATAAGAATCAGCGACTGTTGTTGCTAAACCAACCCTAACCTTTCTAGAACTTAATGAAATAGAATTTGGCATAAGTGTTGGGATTTGACCATTCCCCTCAGTTAATTCTGGGTTGTAGAAATCAACACTTCCAGCAGTTTCAAACTCTGCCCTATACAAAGTAAATTTAAGATCTTCCCATTGACTAGGTTCCCATGTAGAAGCATTTTGCGACTTAAATAGAGATCCCAAATAAGGTTGGTTGGAAATAAATGTGTCAGTTAAAAGATCAGTTTCACCAATTCTTGAAATATAAACACTATATTTTGTTGAGTTAGATGCCAAACAAATAGCATATTCAGTATTTCCACCTTCTAGGTATACTGGAGCTCTAAAATTAACAGTGGTTGCTACTGAACCATCAGCAGAAGTTATAACATCATCAGGTGCTAATACAATTTCTGAGAATGGAAGAATATGTTGTGTCGGGAATCCATTTAACATAGATCTTAGCTGGAAGACACAAGGAACATCCATATCATCTTTAGTTCTGAAGAACACATCACATTTTGTTATGAATATACCATTATCATCTTCAACCAAGAATGATTGAGCTAGAGGGTCATACCATGAATTAATTCTTCTATCACCCTGAGTTGTAGTAGTGTCTTGTCCAACAAGTGTTGTTCCAAGACTTTCTTCAACGTTTCTCTCCTGAAACTCTTGTCTTTGTTCAACTCTAGCATTTCTAATAGAAAGAATGTTTTCCTGAACAGTTTCTAATGTTCCAGCAGCAGTAAAGGTTTCGTCAGTAAGAGTAGTCGCTTTATTTGCATCATTATCAGGTTCACTAGTCAAAGTGAAAACTTTGGTTCCTGTTTCAAATCTAGGATGATTGATGCTATTTGGATCGGGAATATAAAATGATCCAGCACAGAAAGCAGAAACATCGGAAATTAATCTTACATTAGTAACAGTTGCTTGTGCTTTACTACTCAAACCTTTAAGAACCATACCAGTTTCAATTCTTCCATAATATTGTCCTTGTGGTTGGTTGGATAAAGAATATGTATCCACATTCAATATATCAGAAGTTGATGAATAATTAGAGGATAATGGTTGATTTGTATATGGATTATCACGGAAAGTTTTTGTAGGAACATTATATGGACCTTCTTTATGATTTGATTGAGCAACTCTACAATTGAATGAATGCTCAAATGTTGAAGTTGTTCTATGTGCATGAATTTGTTCACCCACTTGGAATGTTCCAGAAGTCATTGATATTTCAATTAACTTAGGAACACAATACTTAGTTACATCTTCACCATCAAAGAAACCATATAATTGTGTTAAAGGTTTAACTTTTTTAGCTACAAATTCAATATTTCTAGATCTCATAAATGGAACAACTTCTCTACTAACAACTCTATCACCTACGGATTGTTCATCAAAGGTTTCAGTTACAATATTTCTGAGACCTGTTCTACTTTCTGTACCAGTTTGAATAGTTTCTCTAAACCAGTTTCTAGTTGTAGTGTTTACAGTAGCAGTAACCCATCGAGCAGGGTTAGTGCTTGGTTCCTGATTAACCCAACCACCTTCTGACCATGTTACTGTATCATTTACTGTCTGAGTTGATGCTCCTTCAAAATCATTGGTTGTAGTTCCTGTCCAAGTTGTTTCCCAAGAATTCCACATTATTGGTCCCATACCAGTTTGTGGATCGACACCATCATTTCTAACCATATTATCCAAAGTCGCAGCATAATTACCTTCTGTTTGAATAATTTTAGCTTGCAATCTTGCAGTATCCACCCAAGTATCAGATGCAGGAGTTAACTCCATAGTTCCTTGCCAGAAACTAATTAAGAAAGGAGTAACACTTTCTGATCTTGTGGCAAAATTTTGTTTTAACCACTCAACTTCAGAATAATCTAATGTTATTGCGTCTGCATTTTTTCTTACATTAACACCTTCAATGGTGGCAAATTGTTGGTCGTCATCAACATCAAGTCCAACAACAGGACCAGTTATACAATCAACTGAGTTTGTATAATGTCTAGGACGTAATTCTTTCCTTTTTCTGTCTATACTATTATTGATTTTAAGAGCAGATTCTTGAGTTTCAAAACCAGTAAAATTATCAACAAAAAATCCAGATTTAAATCTATTCAAACCATCTTGATCAGGAACAAAGAAGTTTGCAGTGTTTGTTTCAAGTAAAGAAAGACTAGTATAATATTCAAGATTTTTAATTCTACTATCAAGTTTCTTAATATCACCCATCGTATATCGACGATGATTTAAGAATTGTAATGCAGCATCTTTTGGTGCATAAAGAAATGCTGGTAGACCTACTGTTGCTATTTCTAATGCATCATCAACAGGAACTGGTTTTTTAGGATTTTCAGAAGGAGATCCAAATTTTACTTGTAATTTTCCACCTTTAGTTAAAAATATTCTATCAATTCTTGGAAGATAGAATGAAAAATCTACTAAAATAGTTTCATCAGATGCTAAAATATTAGGTGCAGAATCTCCAGATCCAGTGAATGTTCTTCCAAGGAATTCTAAAGGAGATCTATCTCCCTCTGCCACTGATGTAATTGGAACAACTCTTGGTCTAATATCAATAATATCACTACAACTGTAAGAATTAATTCTTGGAATATCATATCCATACTTGAATTGATCATATGAATTAACTGTTGTAATATCTCCAGTATCATTATCAGCATAAGATCCACTCTGATAATAAACTTTTATTTTTCTTTCTGGTACATCATTATCTGGTTTTAATTTAATCGTTCCATAGTTAAAGAAAGTAACCGTACCACCATCAGCAAATGTATAATTTGGTGATATATCAAAACTAGGTTCATTAAGAGAAGAAACGACGGCAGAAGCTCCTGATTCTTTAAATGTTACAGTTTCACCTTCTCTAAAAACAATTTGATTATCATAAACAAAACTAATTTGAGAATCACTTAATTTTTCTGCAACAACAGCAACAGCATCACTTTCTTCACCTACCATATGCTCTCCAAGTATTAATTCATTAGTGGTGGTTGATTGAGTAACAATAGAAGAAAGATTTACCTTTGGAGCAGATGGGTCACTTGTATCAGCAGATTCAAAAATACCATAAACCCAAATCACGTCGGGAACATTTAATGATATTTCATCATCCTGTACTCTCGTTCCATATGGATAATTTCCATATGTTAATCCATCATTTAAAGTTGTTGCTCCAATTCCAGATCCTGAAATCTTTGAGTAATTGATAACAACGGATTTAATTTTATTGTTTATTTTTGTTTTTGCTTGTGGTTTTGATTTTTTAATCGTAGCAACAAGTGTAGCACCATTGTTTGATTGTGATGGAGTGTTTAATCCACGAATTTGGCAACTATTTCCTGTTCCAAAATCAAATTGATCAGATGTTAAATCATAAGTTGTTCCATCTGCTCCAATTAATGAATATCTCTTTGGTTGGAATGGTTGAAAAGACTCATTAGAACCTGCAGAAGGTAGAGGAGTATTTAATTGACCATTACTAATACTAACATCAAAAGTTTTTCTTATAACAATAGATGCAGAAGTTAAATCAACATTAGAAATGTTTGACTTTGGAAGTGGTGTGTATAAAGTATTATCAGATGAAGGATCTAATAAACTTGTCATTACTCTTAAGTCACTTACACTTTTAACAGATGTTTTTGGAAGTGTACCATCAACTATTCCAGATACTGTTGTAACTCCAGTAACATTAAGATGAGATGATCCAACACTAACTACTCTAGCTGTTACAGGATCTTCAGAAACATTAAGATCAGTATATTGAATTAAATTACCAACAGTAGTAATACCTGGAAAATTAGGATTAGCACTTTTAACAACTGATTGATTATTTGCAAAAGTAACCACACCAACTGTTGCTATTCCAACAAATTGTTGAACTGATGGAACCACATTAGCGTTAAAAGTATTAATACCAACTAAATTATCATCAGTTCCGTAAATAGATTTTACATCGGATATAGAATGTACTGTAATACCTAAAGCAACTCTTCCATTATTAATTCCATTAATTATAAGTTGCTCATTCTTAATAAATTGTCCACTTGTTTCATATACAGTTAGTCCCATTCCAGCAGTAACAGACCCTTGTAAAAATGCCTTTGCACCACTTCTTTTTCCTTCAATAATAGCAGGGACTGATACAGTAAGAGGATTATTTAATTGTATCTCAGTAAATGTCTGTACATCATATAAAGCGAGCTCCCATTCATCTAAATTTGAATTAGTTGAACTATAATTTTGAGATTCTAATCTAAAATCATAAACCCTAGCATACCCTATTTCACCACCAGCAGCATTTTCTTGATTAGATCCTTGTCTTTCATCTCTTAAACTTAGTACATATGTACTACCAATTCCTACTGTGGGAGTTCTATAAACACTATTTAATTTAAATGTTGATCCAGTATTGTAAATTATTGCTTGATTTTCTTGAAGTTTTGTATCTCTTGGTTTGGGACAGTCTATAAATGTAGGATCTAATGTTTCAATTTCATATCCCTTTACATATGCTTTTCCTGGAGAAACTTTATATAAAGCTAAATCATCGGATGGTGTTCCACCACCAGGTGTAAATTGACCTGCTTGAAAAACTCCCCTATTTCCTATATTATCATTCAAGGAATTCATCAAAGTAATATTGAATGGTTTTATATCATAATTACCACTTTCATCAAAAGTTCTTCTTGCTAGAGTATCGGTTAGATCCAATGATCCTGATCCACCACCACCTGCAATTATTAATCCACCACTACTTCCTTTACCACTCCTACCACTATTAGCAGCTCTTAATACACCATCAGATATAGTTCCCAGTTCTACAAAACTTGTATCATCAAAATCATCTAAATCTTTTTTAAATAAACTTAAAGTAATTTTTAACCTATCTGCACCTGGTGCAGCATAGTTATTATATCCCTGTGAATTATCATTTAAAGATTCATCAATATCAGCATTAATTATTTGTTCATCTACAAATAAACCAATCCTATAGTTAGGTTCTGTTGCATATTGATCTAAAATAAGTGTTTCTTGTGCAACTCCTACAAATTGACCATGAACAAAATATACACCCTCTTGTATTTGAAAAGATGATCCTGTTATTGATGCACCATCATTTGTAGTAATAGCAAATGGTGCTCCAGCAGAAATAGAAGCATTACCTAATAACCCAGAAGAAATGATTGTATTGCATTTTAATTCTTCACCATCAAAAAAAGATTGAGTAGAGTTATTTGTCGTGCTTGAATTTAAATAATTAACATAAAGAGTAAGTTGTCCACGATCTGACTGTTCAGGCATTAAAATAGTGTCTACAACAGCACTTACACCAGATCTTTGACCAGTAATCTTAGTACCAATTAATTGATCAGCATAAGCAGATACAGGAACCCCTTGGAAATTATTTTGTATTTGAACACCATAATAAAGTCTATTATAACCAGTATTACCAGGAATTACCTTAGCACCTTCTTTGAAAAAATGTTGCCCAAATTTTTCAATCTGATTTTGTAATATAGATTGAAGAGTTGTTAATTCTCTCGCTTGAACAGGATATCCTGGTTTAAATAAGACCCGATAAAAATCATCAGATGCATCATAATCATCAAAATATGGGGCTACATTTAAATTTGTCTGTTGTGGCATGATTTCCTAGAATTGCAATACTATTTTAATATCTTCTTTTTGGTTAACAGACCTAGTTATAGCTGGTCTATTATCAACAAAAACAATGTTACCACTATGTCTCTTAACTTCTGGATTGGAAATTCCATCAGTGAATGTTTGACCAAGATAATATGTTATATTATTTATTACGGTAGATATACCCGTAAACCCATCATCAATTTGTAAAGTAGATCCAGTAGTAGGAACAATTTCCAAGTTTCCACCAGTTCCTGGAGATCCAGTGAACTTATTTAAATTATACCCATATGTAGGAGCAGTTTGTGCAGTTCCTACGGTATTAAATCCAGCAAGAGTTCTGTCTTGCCAAAACTTCAAGACACCAGTTACTTCATCATAATTTATCACTCTTCCTTGAGCAGTAGACCCTGCAGCAATTGTTTGTTTAAAATAACTATCTGCAGCAAATGTAGCTGAACTATAACCAGATCCTGCTAATCGCAAAGCGTTAACAGCACTAGCTTTATCCGATGCTAAAAGTGCAGTAGAATCAAATTGTTGAGGATTTTCTACTAATCCAACTCGTGAAATTTGATTACCTGTAATAAAGTCAGGGTTTTCATTATCATTTTCAATACGAGAGTATATAAGAACATTCATTGCCCCCAATTCTCTATAGATATCAGAACCATGACCACCTTGAGGTGGAATAATGACATCAAAAGTAGGTATAGTAGTTCCAGTAGGAACTCCACCCCCATCCAAATCCACACTACCATAGGTATATCCAGATCCTTGTTTAGAAATAACTATAGTATCAACCTGTTGGTCGTTAGTTGTAGTAATTGTACACTCTGCTCCTGATCCATCTCCTTTAATTGGTACTTTTGTATATTCTGTACCACCAGAAGGACCAATAGTTTCACCCCTATTAGTAATAGTAATAATTTTAATTGCACCATCTACTGAATTATCTCTAACTGCTGCATCATCCACATTAGTTTCCCAATTTAAAGGAACTGGCATAAAATCAGTAGAATCAAATTTAATAATATCAGCAGGTTTAATAGTAAAAAGATACTTCCAAATGTAATTGTCACCACTACTTCCAGCAGATCTTGGTTCTAAATCAGTAAAAGTTGGTTCATCCAATGAAGGTCTTCCAGTGGGGTTATCTGGATCAGTACCATTTTGTAAGCAAATATAAACCCTATAATCAGTGTTTATAACATAATAAGTAGCATTATATAAATTTGTAGCACCAGAAACAGGAGCAGTATTTGATCTACTATAATCTCCTCTATACATGTCATAAGTTGTACCAGATGACCATGCTCTCTTCGTAACAACCTGTCTACAATCACCTGCAGTAATTTTCTTCAGGGCTACCATATTATCCCAATAATCATTCTCTTCACTAAAATTATCTTTAGGTGAAGGGGGATCGGTGTTCCAATCAGTTTTAATATCAGTTGGATTAGGTAATCCAATAAAAGAATAATAGGCGTTAGTAGTCGATGTTACTCCCGCAACAAAATTCTTTGCATTCAACAATCTAATCTGATCAGTTATAATTGCAGCCATTGGACAGAGATTTTTTCTTTATTTATTAAGGATTAACTTGGGGGTGTATAATATTGCTTGGATTTGAGAGATCTAGATCTCCTTACCACTGGGGAAGTAGAAATACCACCCGTTCCACCTAATGTATATGCAGTAAATGCATTTTCCTCAGATCTTGAAGGAAGAAGGATCTTACCCCAACTATAGGATCCAAAGTAGTTTCCAGTTTGAATGCCAACTCCACTAAAGCTAGGCCACTGACCATCCCAATCGAGATGTTCAGCAATCTTAACAAACACTCTATTCATATGAGTTGTTCCAATTCCCACTCCATCAGAAGCAACACCAGTAGGAGATTGAACTATCTCAAAGGTATTAACCTCATATACATTATTTACAAACTGTGTTCCAATTCCAATAACAGCACCATCAGCAGCCAAAGATCCTATGGATGTACTGGAAGCACCAACATTGGAATCATTCACAACAAAGTAATCACCAGTGCTAATTCCCGAAATTGTAACTGCTGTTCCTGTAATATTAGATTTTCTCAAATCAGAAGAATTGGGAATATGTAAATCAAATACTAATTGATATCCAGTTGCAACCCCTACAGTTGTAGTACCAAATCCAACAATTATTCCAGAATCTCCACCATAACTGGTTGCAGTGTTTTCTTCTTCATACCATGTGGGAGGACTGATAAGGACAGATGGTGGGTTGGATGAAGTATATCCAGAACCAACAGAAGTAATTGCAATACCAGTGATGGTTCCTGCAGCACTAATTACAGGAGTTCCAAATGCTCTAGTTGATGTTGTAACAACACCCACTTCAACACCACCAATAGAAGTAGATGCAAAACTTACTATCGCAGTGCTATATCCAATACCACCAGTAGAGATAGCAACAGAGCTAATAGTTCCTAAACCAGAAACAATAGCAGTTCCTGCAGCACCAGATCTTACTTCTTGTGAAATAAACTTAACTTTCTTTTGGAAAAGGAAGTCATTTGCTATAGGAGATACATCATCAACTTCATTGTATGGGTCAAAGTAAGGTCTTACATTTTCAACATAAATGACTGTTGATCCTATACCAACAGATTTAATAATTGGGGAATAAGGATTAATTACAGGTTCATAAATTTCCCTATCCTTTCCTACACCTATTTGGTTAATAATTTTATCTTCAGTCTGTCTAGTCCATTGAATAGGTCTTTCTAAATTAGGATCTGCAGTATTTCCTGGTCCGTAATATGGTGGGGTAGAAACACGATCAGTAGAATCTACACTGAGAGGAACTCTAACAGATTCAGTCAACCAGAAATCTTGAGATTCTAAATGACCTATTTCTAATTCATCTCCAGGTTTAACAGTTTCTAAAACTCGTCTTTCAACAACATCTTGAGAACCAGTTCCTTTGTAGAAGAGGATTTGTATACTATCACCTTCTTTAGGTGCTTCAGTAAATGTAATATTACTACCACCTGGGAAGGTATAACCACCACCAGGTACTTGAGGAACATCATTTACGAATACTAATAGAAGATCTTCTTCAACAATCTTAGATCCTTCCTTACCTCTGATAGTTATTGTTTCACCATTAAGTTCTAATGGGAAATCTTTTCTAGATCCAGTAATAAGTTTTTCAATATTATCCAATGACTGTAACTCACCGATAGACCAACCAGTAAATTCATCATAGAAACATGGATCAAGAGTGAGTTGGAATTCTTTATATGTCTTAGATGGATCGGTAGGAATGCCAGTAGGACCTCCGATAGGAAGAGTTAATATTTCATCATTACCATAACCACTTCCTGTATTAGTAATTCTAAAGCTAATTATACTTGATCCTTGACCAACTACAACATCAACTATACCACCTGTTCCAACTCCAGCAGGACTAGAATCAGAATAAGTTAAAGCAATACCTGCATATGGTAATGGATCATCAATAATAACTTTAAGAGGTCTTCTAACAACACCACCTCTATTATAGAGATTAGTTTGTGTAGATATACCAGCATCAAAAGCAAAAGTGGTTGTATCTATGACACGAGTAACTGGTGTGCTATCAACAGGGAAATTAGTAGGTAATTTGATTAACTGAGCAGTACCACCAGAAGTATACTGAAGTGCAGTATTACCTGCACCAACTTGAATTACAAAACGTTTTGTAGTTAGTACAGAACTAATTCTAGATCCAGTATAATATGGATCCGATGTTCTTGGATATGTAATATTGCTACTACCCTCAGTTATTGCTAATCCTGTTAATACAATATCCTCATTAGCAACAAAACCATGATTAGCGGAAGTAGTAACAGTTGCAACACCACTGGTAGCACTATAAACAAAATTAGTTATTGATTTGGGACTAGAAGATAGATTTGTAAATGCAATACCAGTTATATCTGCATCTTCACCTACGGAGAACCCATGAGCACTAGATGTAGTAACAGTTGTTAATCCAGTCGCAGTATCGTATCCCACATTTGATACAAATAAGGGTATATTGAAAACGTATGGATTGGTAATAGCAATACCAGTAATAAATCCACGTTCCTCAATAATAGCAGTACCAATTCCAATTATACTAGTTCCTGGTAATGTTGAAGTTTGAATAGCAACATTGCATAGAGATTGAACACCAATCCTATAACCAGAACCTGTATTTGCAATACTTACAGACTCTATAGTACCTGCTGTAGAAACAACTGCAGTACCACCTGCTGCTACTAGTGGTTGATAACCAAATCCTTCAGTAGAAGCAACTGAAACAATAGCACCACCTAAAGGAAGAGTTCCTACATTAGGATCTGCAGATACAGAACTACCTGTACCAGTAAAGGTTATGGTAGTAATACCAGTTGTTGTTTGAGCTAAAGTATAATTGTTTAATGGTCCTGGAGTTTGGAATACATCATTAACAAGAATAATTGCATTATCAGTAGTTAATCCAGAAACATTTGCAGAATCAGATTTGAGAGTGAAGTTTGCTTTTTGTCCAGTAAACTGATCAGAAAGACTATCAAACACATAGTTTCTATAATATGTTTCATAAGGAGTATCGGGAACACCTGATCTCATAAACATTCTTCCATCAAAACTAGATCCAGTTGATATACCAGTCCAATCTCTCTCATCTGGTCTATTTGTGCTTGTGCTTAGAGGAACATTACCACTTGGAGCAGCAACAAAGTTAATAGCATTATCAACAACGTTATAATTACCAACAACTTTTGTGACTACAGTAGCAGTGCTATATCCAGCAAGTGCTGTACCCATCCAAGGTCTTCTAACTTGTATCCTATTAGTAACACCTATACCAACACCATCAACTCGCATTATCTCATCACCAATCTTAATTAAATCACCACCAAAGATTGAAGTGATACCAGCAAGGTTAATAAACTCATCAGTAGTGAAAATTTGTCCAGTTAAATGAGATGTAACTGCTGTTGAAACTATTGGAGATTGAATAACATTATCAATAGATACCAATAACTTAGAATTCTGATTAACAGAATTAAATCTATGTGAGGTTCCTATACCAACACTAGTGATCTCTACGACCTCTGGAACGGTCTTGAGTGCCTTCTCAGCAGTCTCTGCGACCTTAATTGAGTCATCGTCAATCTTAACTGCAAAGAACGTACCAGGAAGTTTATTAGTGGTTCCAACTCCTACAAATCCATTAGTAGTAGCAATACCAACTGCCATTGTTTTACCAGCACCAGCATGATTGTATAGAAGTTTTTCTCCCGTAACAAAGAAGTGGTTAGGTAGAATAATAACATTATTAGTTGCATCTACAATAGAACTATCTTCACCAACAAATGATTTTTCAAATATTGTATCTGTTCTATGCTTTAATTCAAATTCCCTCTTAACAGCACGGTCTGTTCCTTCATAATCACCAAATCCAGATTCTATTGCACCATTATCAAAATCAATTGTATCTTTAGTGTCATCAGTAATTCTTAATACATTACTAAACACATTTGTTTGAACATCAATACCTGCATTTGGTGTAAAGACGATAGACATAGTTCCACCAGCGGAAACTCTACTTCCTATCGTTCCTAATCCAGCATTTCCAGAATAAACATTACCAAACTCAACATCATAACTCTCTTGAGTTTCATCCGTAACAAAATCATTAACACAAAGGAATTCAGACATCTGATATGCCTTATTAGTGCAATCAGTGATCTGAACAAAGCAATATGCAGCCTGATAATCAGTAGGATATTCTGCTATGATATTTTCAATTGGAGAGGTTGTAGAACCAATACCAGTACATCTAGATTCAAGAATAGCATGTTTTAATTCTACTGTAGATATTCCACTATATTCTGAAGATGCCATTCCAACCAACATAGTGTTAATAGCACCAGTAGTTCCAATACCAACACCTGAGTTTGGATAGAAATCTAGTTTTAATAAATCACCATCAATATATCCATGATATGTTCCCATACCAGTTCGAGCAGCATATCCCTCTGTTATATTAGTGCTCAATCTTCCATATTCCATTACATCTACAGTTGTTCCATCATGAATAATATTAAATTGATTATATTCAAATTCTTCATAATTAATATCAGGATTAATCGATACTATTACATGAGCAGATCTGTAAGTGCTTGCAATACCTACAATTGTAGTAGTTCCAATTCCAACACCAATTGTTGCACTTTCTGTATCAACAATAGATGGTCCAATAACGGTACTAGCAGTGCCTAGTGTATTATCATCCAAATTAAAGGAAAGACTAGCAATAAAATAATCATTAACAGAATATTTTACAGGATACCATCTTAATTCACCTAAACTACCAGAAATTGCAAAGTCAAAATCACCTTGATTATAAACCGTATCTATTTTTCCATATTGATTGAGATATCCTAAATTATTATCATGAAGGATATCAACAATAGTTAATTGTCTTTGAGCAGTAAATCTCTTATCTCTTACATAAAGGAAATACTTTAAAGCTCTTCTTTCTGCTAGTGTCCAATTAGCAACTGTAGTAAATCTAGTAGATCTTGGATTACTATTAAATGTTCCACTGAAGTCATCAATTGAAACTGCCCTATTACCAATAGATTCTTGGAAATCCTGTAAAATTCTACTTGAGAAAGTTATTTCATTAGAAACTGTATCAGCACCAATAGATAAATTGTTTTCTGATGCTAAATCAAAATCAAATACAGTGTTCATGTTTATAGATGATTGCAAATCATTAACAACTGTATAAGCAGATAATTCAGTAGATAAACCAACTACTAGAGAATCTTTCTGATCGGGAGTTGACTCTAATTGATAATCACTAAATTTCTTAAATCCAATAGTGTGATTTAAGGTAGAAACAGGATCATCCCAAACTTCTAAATCTACTCTAGAACTTAATGAATATGATAAATTTTGATAATAATCACTATCTTGGAATCTTTGAAGTGTTCTATTAAAGAATCCAGATTCTGTTTCCCAACCACCCTCTACTCTTGCAGTAGCATCTAATTTAAGATATGAATCAAATGATTTTATTGACGTAGCAGTTCCCTGAGTTCCAGAAGCACCTCCAACTATAATATCATTAATAACAAAATCCTTTTGAGCAGAAACTCTTAAAATTCCTGTATTTGGTTCCCAATATTGAACTTCACCTGTTGTACTACTAATTGTTCCAGTAACAGTTTCTCCAGGAACATAATCATTTGATTTTGTAAGATTGACGGTAAATCGTGGGAATGTTTTTTGAGCAACAATTCTTCCTGCAGAATTAATAAAATCGTAAGTTCCTGGTGTAAGTTCAGGAGCTAAATCCCCAAAGAAATCGGTAAGATTATAAGTAATACTTCCAATACCACCTAAATTTTTATCAACCTCTGTAAGATCAAAAAGTTTATAATCATATTCAGATGAATTATATCCTCTTCCTGTTGTTCCTACACCAACACTAATTCCTTCAACGAATACTTTATCACCAACTTCAAATGGGAAAGTATTAGCAGTACTAAATCCAGTAGCAAGAGTAACAGTTACATTCTTACTAATCGTATTAAACCCAACAGTAGAAATACCAACACCATTAGAATTCTTAGTAGGAATAACAGTAGGTGGTGCATCATGAATACCAAATGTATTTCTTAAAATTTCTACATTAGGATTACCTAACTTATATTTTAAATCAAGATCAAAAACTGGTTTATTTGTAAATCCATCAATAACAACTAATTCTGGTGAAGAAATATAACCTTTACCAAAAGAAGTTACTCCAACTGATTCTACAGACTTAAGAGCATCAAGTTGAATTACTTGAGGTAATGAAGCACTAGGCATCAAAGTAGGATCAGATGGGAAATTATATCCAATCTCTCTTAGTTTTACAGTCCTAATTTTTCCAATAGATGTACTGATACCTTGAATAATTGCATTACTTCCATCTACACTATTAATTGTAGTAATACCTGGAAGTGCATAGTAATTATTTCCTGGATTTTTTATTTCAAAATTAGCTATTGCACCAGAAGAATTTAAACTATCAGTTTCATAACTTAGATCTGATAAAGATCCATAAGAATCTTTTTCTGGTAATTCAGATAAAGTATATCTAAATTGATTAGTAGCAGCTATACTGACGATTTGTTTACCATTATATAAACTATCAACCATTGTTACTTGATTAGCAGAAATAACTTCCTTATCTACAGTAACTTCTTTTTTTACATCAGGAAGATTACTATCATAAATTGGATCTAATTTATAATACAATTCATTAGGAATATCTTTAGTTACTGTTAAAGTAACATTAGCATTAGTTGTTATTCCAGGAGCTCCATTTCTTACAACATTAAAATCTTTAGTTAATGTAGAAGTATCCCAAATTTTAGTAAAGTTTTGATCCCTATAAAAAGTTAATTTAAATGCTGAGTAATCTGTCGATTGATTGACATAAGATAAAGAAGAATCTGATACATCAAATACAGCAGTGCAATCTTTATACAACTTAATTGGTGGATTTATTGGATTAATAGTTCCACCACCACCTGTTGTAGCAATACCAACTATTGGTGGTTTTTCTTCAACTGAATCATGATAAGTATCCGATAATTTAATTGTATTTTCATCAACTTTAACAATATAATATGTTCCATTATTATCTAAACCTCCACAAGGAATAGATGCTGTATGAATAATTTTATCACCTGTGACATATCCATGATTTGTTATTGTTATAGCATTAGTTGTAGTGTTTACTCCTGCTGCAGTAAATGATTTTGGATCAATTAATATCTTTCTGTTATAATCATTATACTTAACAACAATTGTCGTAGATATGCCTGGACTTACACTCATATAAACATGATCATTATTTAATAGTCCATGAGTTTCTCCTGTAGAAACAGTTACTCTAATTCTATTAACTTCTCCCGTAATTACTTCATAATTTGTTTTAAGACTATGATATACTCCAGTTCCTATTCCTGCAAAGAAGAACGTTGTAGAGTCTCTCTGTGTGCTTGCAATGCCTACAAAAGTACCTGTAGTACCTAAACCTACCCTACAAGTAGATAAACCAATTATATTAGAATCTTTAACTGCAGCAAAAAGAGTTTGCCCATTAACTAATGTTTTTACTCCTGTTCCTGCTTTACCATCTTCCCATATAGTAATACCTGCTCCATTACCAGGAGAATATGTTAACTTATCCCCTGTTTTTAGATCATGGTTTGGAATATACAATTCTTTAGGATAAACAAATAGTTCTGTTAAACCAATACCAGGATTGGAGAATACAAGAGTGCTTCCCATTCCAACAGCAGAAAGAGTTCCTACACCAACACTTTCATCTGGTTCAAAATATATTTGTTTGTTTAAACGATATTCATAAGTTGAAGTAAATCCAGGATTAACTGTAAGTTTTCTAGGATCTTCAAGAAGTTCAGTTGTAACAGTATGAGAAACTCCTGTTACACCATTAAATCCTCTAAGAACTCTAATCCTTGATAAATGTGCTTCTACATTTAATACTTTTACTTGTTCTGTTCCTATTCCAAGAATATCATTTGATCTGATTGTTGGGAATGTCAAATCACCCCAAACACTTAAGTGTGTAACTATTCCAGTAGCACCATCAGTTCCAATAGCAACTGCAGTAGTTCCTATTCCTGCTAAAAATAACTTATTAGAAGTAATACCAACATTATATGTTCCCTCAATATTTGAAGAAGTTGTTGATAATCCAGTAACATTAACAATATCATTATTAAACCAATTGTATGGTTCAGTTGATAAAACAGTATATTGTCCTTGTTGTGGACCTGGATAAAACTCCACATTACTTACTGTGCTAGTAGCAACACTTACACTACTAACAGATTTACCCACTAATCTTGAAACAGAAGCAGCAGCTTTACTTCCACTTGTTCCTTCATTATTAAATACTATTTTATCTTTAATTTTATAATTCTTTCCACCAGTAGTAATTCCAATACTTTCAATATGTCCTGGTTTAGTTCCTTTAATATCTAAAGTTTGAGATAAATTGTCTGGTATAGAAAGATAAGGATATGTAATATCTCCCTCAATCAAATTATAAGGTGAAGTATTTCTATACCAATCTAGATCATCAGTTATGATATAATCATCTTGATTAGAATATTGTGTAAAGTTAAACTCTTCAGGAGTTGACTGATAATTATCTCCTACAAGATATGGGAATATTGGTAATTTATAACTATTAAATTGTCCTCCCTGTTCCGCACCACTATCATTAATAGTTGCAAAATACGCATAAACACCATTAGGGAATTGGGGTGTAATACAAAATCTTCCATTATTCTGATCTAATACAGTTTCATCGGTTACTTCTTTAAATGTATAATCCTCAACAAAGAAACCTGGTCCAAAAGTAACTAATGGTGGTCTATTTAATTTAGAGGCTGCTTCTTCCACATACCCAGATTTCATCTGAGTTACAGAACCACCTTCCTTTTTAACATAACCATAAGGACCATATATTGGATTACCATCATATGCCCATCCAATAATTGGGGAGTGGTCTGCTGATTCAATTTCTTGACCATTAACTCTCTTTAAATCTGGTTGTCCATACAAAGATGTTCCTTCCTGATTAGTTGCATAAACACCTTCTCTAAGTTTTCTAGGAGCATATAAATGAGTATATTGTAAACCAAAATCTTTATTTAAACCATTTATCAGAATTCCATCATCAGAGGTTACCTGTTCACCTTGATAATACTTTTCAAATAAATTAACAGTCCATTGTTGAATATTGGAACGAAGTTTTACATCAGATCCTGGTGAAATAACATCAATTGAAGTATCTTCTTTTGTATACCCAGATCCAGTTTTAATAACTTTAACTTCTTCTAAAAGATATGTTGCACTTGTTCCAATTCCTACAGTCTTTAAAACAGGAGTAATTATACAACCTGCTCCATCACCATTTATTGATAAAATTGGAGGAGCAATATAATCTTGACCTTTATTTTCTACTATAACTTCAGTGATTTTTCCATTATGTACAATGGGTTGTACTTGACCATCAACTCCAGAAGATAACGTTACATCAGGTTCTCTATTAAAATTAATAATTTCAGATGAACCATAACCTACTCCATTGTCTGCCAAATGAATAGATGTTACTTCTCCTCTGAATATTGGTTGTATTTTAGCTTCAAAAGTTTCATCTCCTACTGATGTTACTCCAACTTTTCCATTTAAAGTTACACTGATGGGTGGATAATTAAACTGATGAGTTCCTACACCAATATAAGTTAAATCACGGAATTGTTTAGTTCTATAATAGTAATCTTTAGAAGTAGTTCCTACACCAACACTTGTTAATTTAAAATTATCATCATCTACAAAACAAACATAATAATCAGTAGCGGTTGCTAATCCTGTAATAGGTGTTCCTGTACAAGTATAATTAATAATTTCTCCATTCTTATAGTCATGGTTTTGAATGGTTATTTGATCTGAAGATGTAGTAATTCCTGCAGGTTGTACTGTTCTTTTCTTATTCTCATATCCACTTCCACCTGATATTACATTAATAGATTCTATTAATGATTTTGTTTTATAAGACCTTATATGTTGTACACCATCACCACGAGAAGTAAGTACAACAGTATTAATTCCTGCAAGAGAACCAGCTTCATCACTATGAAGTCTTATAGTTGTTCCACCAGATCCAACAACAGAAGCAAAATAAGATGCATTTGTAGTCAGTCCACCAACAACATCTTGATTATCAGTAACGTATAATACCTGCTCACCATTTGTAAATTTATGATAAGTTGAAAATCCTATTGTAGAAGATAGAGTTCCTGTAGTTCCAAGTCCTACCTTACTTGAAGAAGAGAAGAAAGGAATAGAATGAGTTACTTCTTGCATGTTTATAGAAACATCTGCACCTTCTCCATTTCCTCCAGTTATTGATATAATTGGTTTAGTTTCATATCCAAAACCAGGATCTATTATTCTTATTTCCTTTAAAGATCCAGAAATGGCAACAAATCCTGTAGCACCTGTTCCAACAGCATCTGTAATCTTAGTGATGGGAGGATTAATTACATCATAATCTCTACCAGGAGCAAGAACATCAATACTTTCTAATTTTCCATAATAAACTTTATCATAAGATTTGTAATTTAATATTTCTACACCATTAATTAATATACCAGTACTACCTGGAGTAGTTTCATATACAGTTCCTGTATTAACTGGAGGATTAATAGATCTTACTAATTTTTGTGATTGTAAAGTTTCACCATTAAAACTAAACGGTTCTATTCTATTATCTGTTGCAACACCAGTTCTTGTACCATCATTATCCAAATTAACAAAAGTTTCATTATAAAGATCAGGAGTACTTTTTGCTAATTTAATACTATTAGCATCTACCCTTTTTACAAAGTAAAGACCCTCATCAAACAAGGATGACTTAATTACAAAATTATCCAATTCAGTACCACTAGTGGGGTCTACATATACATCATTAACTATCTGTGGTGTATAGTATACAGCATCTCCAGTATAGAATCCATGATCAAAAATAGGAACTCCAACAGGAGTAGTAGCATCATCTATTATGTTAAAAGTATCTCCACTAAAACTACCATTAAATAAAATTCTCTTAGCATTAACTCCTAAAGATGAAGAATCATAAGAAGGAATAGATGATGATGCAACTAATAATTTTTCTGTCTTTTTCTGTTTATAAACATTCTGAATATCACTAGTATATACTGAAGATTCTGGAAAGTTAATTGCATTTGCTTTTGAAAGTTTTCTTTCTATAATATATGGATTTGAATCTCTCTCAGTCAAATCAATTTCTCCTTGCTCCTTTAAAATGAAAGATCTTGAAGAAGTAATTTGACTTATAGTAGAAGAAGGTAAAGAAGTTTTTTCTCCCAGAGAACGAGAAATAACAGCTCTATCACCCACTTTAAATTCATGATCAACATCAATAATAACTTCATATGTAAAGTCTGATACGTCAATAAGAATAATATCCTTTACCTTATAAGTTGGTGAAACATTATAGAACCAACCCTTCATTTTATAACCAGTATCACCAACACCTAAAGTTTTAATTTTTACATCGTCACCACTTCCATAAAGACAACTTTCATTATCATATTCAAGAGAATTGATAACAGAAGTAATTCTTACTTCAACAATTTCGTCTGGATCAACAATTGAAGCACCATATGCAAAACTATTAATACCAACGGTTGTTGCAGATACAATAGTTTTACCTATTCCAGTCAATCCAAAAAATTGAGTTAAATTTTTAGAAGTATATGAACTTATTCCTACTGTATTATCAATATATCTAAAATGCAATTCACCTTGTGTAGAGAATCCAACCGTAGAATCAACATCAAAAATAGTAGATCCTGCTGATACACCACCAACTAATTTGGTTCTAGGGGAAACAGAAAATGTACCATAAGTAGCACCTTCAACCCTTGAATCTCTGTTATATCCAGCGTCTACACTAAACTTATAGTAAGTCTCTCCAACACCCACTGGGATCTTTTCTACGTGCGTTATAGGAGCATATGCCTTCTCAATACCAGCATCCTTATATTCATCTTGGAATAAAGTAGACAACTCTAAATCGAGGGGATTTCCATTAACAGGTTGTACTACAAAATCTTTAGTGATTTTATAATTAGCATTAGATGGTGTAAAGAGAAAATCACGAGGTCTTATAATATTAACATTTTCGTTATATAAAGCTTTAAATAGGATTTCAAAACCCCTATCAGTTCCTTTACTTAGATAAAAATCTTTTGACTGTTTTATAAAGACTTGTTGATCTAAATCAGGAGTAAGTTGTCTACCTTCTAAACCTGGTGTAATTTGATATTTTGTTTTCTTTAAAAACTCTTTAAGGAAAAGACAACTTAGATTTTCTATTGTAGATCCTCTAGGATGCTCATTTGCCTCTGTAGATTCAAATACCAATTCTTCGGAATTAGTAGGACTTCTATAAGAAGTAATACCACTAAATCCTCTAACACATCCAGTAAATCCAAAAGTAGTTATTCCAGTATATGTAATAATTTCATCATTAATTTTTAACAATCCATATTCATTTGGGAATCCCAAAGTTCCTGTAGGAAAGTTTTGCATATCAACATCAATAGCATCACTTGTGATACCAACAGTTGCACCTAATCCAACAGAGTATGTAAGATTGGTGAGATTATCTACTTTGACATACTCATCAATATTTGAAATTAAATCAATTGGACCACCTTGGTACTCCTGTCCTTGATAATAAGATTTTAAAAACTCAGAAACTAACGGATATTCATTCTGCACATATTGAGGCAGTTGATTCTGAACAATGTTATTAAACTGTACTTTTTTTATTGTCATTTTATAATCGTTCTATCTTAGTAGGAGGAAGCAGCAGAGGTTGATGCAGATGTTGATGTAGATGTAGATGGTGCAGGAGAACCAGAACCAGAAGTAGTTGCCTGAGTAGTGGTGACATCACGACCACCAGAACGAACTAGGTTACCATTAGCATAACTTGAAGATGTAATGTAATTAGAACCAGATGGATCTAAACCAGAAGCAATTTCATCTACAACCGTATTAAAATTACTATTGTTAATATCTAGTTGTAAATAAAGATCCTGTAATCCAATGACATCATTAGAGAGAGGACATGCAGAAATCTCAATAACTGTTTGTCCATCTTTTTGCATTCCAGATTGAATATTGACTGGATTGATAGTAACTATTCCTTCTTTGTAATTAATAGATCCTACGTTTCTTTTAACAATAGTAGGAGATTGGGATGCTATTGAAGGAACTGTAAACAAAAATAATGATCCATTTATTTTATTTGTATTAGGAATATCTGATATGTAAACATCATCCATAATTCCAGCAACTTTAAATGCTGATGATTTGATGTTATACCCACTCATACTCTTAATATGAAACTCATTACCAAAACCAATTTGGTATTCTGCAAAAGCATTTAATACTGCTCTTATATCTCTTCTTATATAAATCGTCGTAATATTAGATGTTATGGATTCATTACTTTGGTCAATAATATTCAAAAACTTACTATATTTAAATCTCGCACCATATTTGTTCATTTCAGAAGATTCAGCATACTTAGTAGCATTAGTTGAAACTACAGAAGAAACATATGCAGAAGATGGAGCACGATTGGAGTTATAATAGATGTTTGAATTGATTTCAATATAAAGATACTTCAAATCAAGCAATTCTGGGATAATTCCTGCTACCGCATACTTCTTCAATTTCAACTTAATCTGTTCTTTGATCAAATTGGGTAGAAAATCACCAGTTTTTGGTTTAATGCTAATAAAGACTTTTCCATATTGTGGTGGAATCAAATCTTCACCTCCAAAAACGGAAATTGACTCTGTTTCGGGATAAATTCTTGATGGAATTAAAGATTCGTAGTCATTTGAGGTTACTGCTCTGTTCTGAGACGAATAAATCCTTGGAGCAAACTTTCTAACCGACTCTACAGACTCAATTGTCTCTCCACCCGATGCAGGTACTCCAGTTGTCATCAAAGAGATGCCAGAAGTGATTGTATAACTCTGAGCATTACGTGTATATTGGATTCTTCCCGAAAAATTGAAAGAATTGAGTCCATTTGCGGAATCTCCACTAGATGTAATGTAATCTATGGTAATAAAGTTGCCGTCTTCAAGTTCTTTTCCAAAAATACCGTCACCAAAGAATATTTGATATCTTTCATCTTCAATTTCTTGTAAATAATAAACTTTTGAGTCAGATTTTACGTCAAAAAGACTATTTTGAGAACTATATTTGGTTTGTGTCGTAGATGCTTCGTTTGGACGTACAGAAACAGTGATTAAATCAGTATCAACTCCAATATTTGGTAAAATAAACTTTTGATTTGGAACTCTTGATGAATATGTGAAGGTTTGTGTTAAAAGTGTACCTTCAAAAACCTCAACATCGTTAAATTCTGCAATTCCGTTAAAGACTGGAACCGTAATATCAGTTAGAATTGAAAAAACGAATGATTGACCACCAAAAGGAGCTTGTGATGCTGCCACTGGACCCTTCTTAAGAGTCAAAGAAGCAGGTGAAGGTGTAATTCCCTCAGTATTCACAAAGAAGGACACTGTTGCCCTTGCTGCTTGCCTTGGACGGGGTACATAACCTATGTTTCTAGCTAAAGATATAACGTTTTCTCTTAATGTAGCAGTATCAATGAACACCTCATTGGTGATCATGTTCGCATTGTATGATGTAATGTAGGT